TTATTGTTAAAAGGGCCGAAATCAAAAGCTACTGCTTGAGCTGAAGCGATGATTGCTGCGAGTGCGATAATTTTTTTCATTTTAAATTTCCTCAAGTTTTATGACTTAAATTGAATATGCATTGACTTCAAATATGGATCACAACCTTGATCTTCTAATCTTGCTTGTAACCACATTTCAAATGCATCTTTGTCTTCAAATGTACGAGTAAATTCATACGATTTGAAAGGCAATTCTCTATCGAATGTAACAACTACTTCTTGTGCCATTACATCCTTTATAAACATCACTGTCACGAACACATATCCAATAATCCCCAAGACCATTACTGAAACCCAGCCCGGACAGTTATTTTCATTACAGTTAAACATTTATTTCTCCTTGATATCTATATTACGATATCATTATATTATTATTTCTTAATATTATATATACAAAAAATACTCCTAACGGAGCACTTTTTTTATTTTTTTTTCTAATTACCGGTAACTAATTCAAATATCTCTTTCCAGTTAGATACACGAGTAGCTTCACCGTTATAAGAATCATTATGGTTATGACCCATTAGAATAGCATCTAAACCAAGTTTTACACCTAAATCAGCATTCTTAGGTTTATCTTCAACCCAATAACATTCGCTGTCTTTATAAGGCTCAAGTGCCTCATCTTTATCAGCTCCTGTATCAAGGAAAACATAACGTTCGAACACAGTAGGTCCAAATAATTCTCTTAGATTCTTAGCACGTAAATGCTGAGAATACTGATCATCACTTATAGAACTAATTACGTGAAACACATAACCATATTCTTCGTGAAGTTTTTTAATATACTTAATAGCATCACGTAAAGGCGGAATCTTACGAATAGCAGATGATTCATTAAACATCCTTACTAAACGTTTACCTTCATTGTCATGAATATTATAAGCTTTAGAGATACGATACTTATCTCCATCGATTAATGTATATCCGTGACGTGACATCCAAGCATGAAAGGCATAAAGCCAATCTAATAAGACACCATCAGCGTCAACTAATATTACTTTTTCTTTGTCTACGTACAATATAACCTCCTTACTTTAACGTAACCAACAGGTATATTATAACATAGTTCAAAGCATTTGTACATGCTTTTTTTAAGTTTTTTTATTAATTTTTGATAAAAAACCTGTAGACCAATCAATAGCATTACCGTCTGGATCACCTGCTTCCATTGCATCAAGATCTGGACGTTTCTTTCCTTTTAACCAACGTTTCTTGTCTTTATGATTGCCTTCTTCTGTACCAACTCCAGCAATGTAATGACCACCTTTGTGTCCTTCAATTTTAGTACCCATTACACACATCCCGTAGGTTTAGGTAACCCACCATATTTTGTAATTGGTTTCATAGGACCAGTCATCCACATTTCAAACATAGCTTTCTTATCCATTCCTACATATTTTGCAAAATTACGAATTGCTGGAACAGTTGAGTTCTCATCGTAATATTCTCTTGCTTTCATAATCTGTGCTATCTTATCTTCTGTCAATTCATAACCATCAGCATCTGCCATTTCTTGCATTACTTCAGGAGTCCAATCAGCCATACTTAAAAGATAACCATCACCGTCTCTTTCTACCATTATCCTTGTCCTCTATATGCTTTAAATGAAGCTTTCTTAACTTTATTCATCGATGACTTTTTAACATTACCAAAGCCAATTGAAGTCTTTTTATTGTTTTTTCCAGGGTGCCAGACTGCACCACCTGATCCACGTTTTGCCATTATGTTTTTACTCCCATTTCAAATACGCTTCGCGCATTTGGATATTTTTCATATACATGTTGCTTTGATAAGCCCCATACAATTTTTGATGTTAAGTTTTTAAAGTAAACTAAATACTTTCTACAATACACTATTTCCTACTCATTCCACACTCATTCATTTCATCTATATATTTCTGCATTTCTTTTATTGTATCTTCGAGATGCAAAATATATTCTTTTACAATTGATTTTTCACATAACGTTTCACAACATAATGCTATTTGATTATGTGCACTAACGGCCAAAGATGGCTCTTCGTTTATATTCATTTATTGTCTCATGTAATTTATTAGTCCAATTATCTCTATGTTCAATAAAGATTTGTGGCTCTTCGTTATCTACTGCGATTAAAGTAACAAGTTGCGTTATAGGCGTGCCAGTACGTTCTTCCCACATAATAGCGTATGCAGATTCTTGTACAAAATAATTTTCAATCCATTCTTTCTTTTTAAGTTTACGTGATGTTTTAAAGTCAATAATACTTAACTTACCATCAAATTCAGCAATACAGTCAACACGACCAGCAAGACCAAGATGATCAGAATAGAGTGCAGCTTCTTGAGCATGAACGATTCCAATATGTTTATCTAATACTTTCTGCATTGGTCTAAAGTTATCGATAATATTAGGCATAAATCCATCTGCATAGTTTTCTTCATTATTGATATAGTTTTCAATAATAGAATGTACTGCAGTTCCTCGAGTAGAAGCTTGATACGATATCTTATTTGCTTCTTCTTCACCTACACGAGCACGCCAAGCTTGAATGTGTTCTTCGTTTAGAATACTTAATACTGTTGTAACTGAAGGATATCTTACACCATTTGGTGCAGAATACTTTCTACCAGTTTTGGTAGATTCAGCAACTAAATCATCATATCCTAAATCTATAGGTTTGTGTATAAAATTAGGCATGTTTTCTCTCTAACATTTCTTTTGTCATAATATAATCTCTTACGAAATCTGATCGAACAATATCTTCCCAATTGAATTCTACAATCTTAAATTTCTGTAGCATTTCAAGTATTTCTAAAAACTGTAGAATACCATTCTTATCTTTCTCTTTATCGAAATCAGATTGATAATAATCACCACACATTAAAAACTTACAGTTCTGACCAATACGTGTAATAACAGAATCAAGTTCATGAAAGTTTAAGTTCTGCATTTCATCAATAATAACTACTGCATCAGATAATGTTGTACCTCTTATAAAAGAAGTAGACATAAATTCAATCGTTCCGTTATTTGTTAATTTAGTCCATGCTTCAGGATCATTAAATAATTCTGTACATATAGATTTATATGGTCCAGTATATGCATCTTTCTTTTCGTCTTCATTACCTGGTAGAAATCCAATATCTCTTGTTGGTACTATTGAACGAATAATAACTACTTTATTATAACCTGATGATTTATCAAGTACTTCTTCGAGTGCAAGACCAAGTGCCATAAACGTCTTACCAGTTCCTGCAGATCCAGCCATGACAATTGAATAATCTTTTTCGAATGCATCGAATACTTCTTTTTGAGATTTTGTAAGTGGTTCTAGATCAGAAAGATCTTCGAGTCTAAGTCTATGTGTAATTGCCATTAATGTTCGTTAATATTGTTAATCTTATAAGTTTTCTTCATTTCTTTCAATCTATCTCGCCAACCATTATCAACCTTTAAGCGAGTACCAGGTTCATGAACAAGTCCTGGCATACTACCAAAATATTGTTTGACTTCTTCTTTACCACATTCTGGACATGGTTGTCCTTCTGGAACTTTATTATCACTCATCGATAATAGTTCTTCGAATATATGTTCACACGATTTACACTTGTACGAATAAGTTGGCATCAAACCACTCCGGTTGAGGTCTCTTAGTCCAGACCATTTTAAATTTATTTATCTTAGTTTTATAATACAATCTATACGATTTAACTGGATCTTCGGGAAACATACACTCAGGGTTCTTCTTCATAGCAAGAGGAATATCTGTCATACCGACATCAGGAATATTTTTTGGTGGTGTTGCAAGTACTTCGCGAAGTAATGCATCTGTTGCATGTACTTTACCATAACGATATTGATACTCGTCACATAAAGCAACAAAGTGGTTATAATGCCACATATAATTATCTTTTGATTCGCGAGTCCATACAGTACACGGATGATTGTGATGTACAGCTTTGTATAAGATATCATCAGCAGATTCATTCAACTGATAATGTTTGACCATACGTAAACCAGATTTTGATGGCGCCATAGTAAGATAACCATCAAGCATACGATGAGCAGTACACAACATTTGTGCAGCTTCAATAATCATTTTGACCACATGTTTGTCACACTGCATACGAGCAGCGACAACTGGATCAGGATGTAAATAAAACATATTCATAATATAGTACTATTATAACATAGTTCTCACTAAAAGTAAACAGTTATTTAACCATTTGCCTCCATTAATTCTTCTTCGATATCGTTAATGCGGCTATTTAAAAATTCATACTTAGATTGTAATTTAAATAGTAGCACATCATTTCCTTCTTTCTTCACTCTACACATATAATGTTTTAGTTCTTTTGAATCTTTTTTTAGTCTCTCGATTTGAGATCCCATATATTTTCTCCGAATGATTTTGATATTTTAGACATAAAAAAAGGTCAGAGCGAACCTACGCCGTGACCTTCTAGATTATGATATATGAGTAATTGTTTCTCATACAAATATTTATAAAAACCACTACTTAGAGATAAGAGTTGGGAATGCTTCTTGTACTGCCTTTTTAGTTAAACCTTTATACATGCCTTGAAGTTTTTTATCCTTCATTGCAATAACAATCTTTGCGTCTTCTTTATGAACAGATTCAAGTAATTTGATAAACATACCTTCTACTTTTACTCGAGCCATTCTTTCACCAGGTCCACCTTTTGCAAAGTATCTAAAGACTTTTGTTCTTTTATCTCTGATATTACCAGCTTCGTGATCTAAAGCTTCTTGATATGGAGGAATTCCTTTCGGAATAATGAATTCAATTGTGTCGTCGAACGATCCTTTTAAAATATCTCGAATAGCTAATTCATTATATTTTTGTAAGATTTCTACCTTCTCAGCACGTGTTTTAGCCTCACCAACTTGGGTGAAAATCTCATGTACTGTTAATCTTTTATTCACAATTGCCATTAATAAAACTCCTCGACTGATTCAATTAAATTTTTACAACGTTTCTTTATAAGATAGTTTAATACCTTCATTTTATGCGGTGTAACAATCTCATTAAACCTATTTATAATATTTTGATATACAGACTTTGGCATTTCTTCGAGTGATATCATAGTCTTATTACGAATATAATTACGATATGTCTCTTGATCCATAACATCTTCTAACTTATCAATGTTCTGAATCCAATGCTCAATCTTTTTCTTAGTCATCGGAGATTGACGTATACCATCAACAAAAGTATTATCAGGACTAAGTACATTTGGTACTCCATCACTGCTGTCTCCTTTAAATATATGCTCTAGAATATATGTACGTGGTTGATCATGTTTAACAAGCTTTTTCTGCATTGGAGAGAATTGTTTAACATTATCGTATTTGTGTAGTTGAATGAAATCTTTATCAGATGATACAATCATAATAGGTTCATTCTTACCAAATTCTTGTGATTCAATTGCAAGAGCACCAATAATATCATCGGCTTCTGCACCATCGATCTTAATTACTTTATATGGTAGATTAGCTTCAATCTCTTCACGAACCATAGTAATGATACGAAAAATTTCATTCCAATCCATTGAAGATTCTTCACGACCGCTTTTACGTTTATATTTGTATTGAGGAAAAGAGTCTTTACGCCATGAAGATGAATCACATGCAATAACCATTTGGCCATATTCATTACGAAACTTCTTATTGTACATACGAATACTATT